TTTACTCCTCGTTTGTGTCTGTCTTAGTTTTAGCACCTTTAGGCGCCTTAACGGTGGATTGTTCTATAAAGCCGCCTGCTACCAGCGCGTCGACGTTAACGCCGTCTACTGGTTCGTATGTATCGCCAGGAGTACCGACGCGGGGGCTAATAATTGTGTATTTCATGTTGTACCTATTCTAGGCGGTTGCCTGGGCTTGTAAGGATATGGTCAAGTCGTAGGCGGGTAGTTCGCTGCCGCCAATTACTGCAATAGTTGGGCGCCCGTCGGTTACGCCAATTTTTTTGGTAATAACTTTGCTAGCCAAATTAAGTAGTGACCGTTGCGCGTCAAGGTTGCCAGGCCCCAGCGTAATTATGCGTACAGGAAACGTCATTTCTACAACGTTGTTAGCAAACACGGTAAAGCTAGGCGCGTCAATGAACGCACAAGGCGGTACAAGGTTGCGGGGGTCAGTTACTACCTGTAGCGACGTAATGGTCGTTAGCGACGCTGCTAAGTCGTCTAGCGCCTCGTTTAACAGGTCTGTAAAAGCAACAGGCATTAAGCAACCTGCGGGCGTGGGATACCTAAGAGCTGTTTAATCATTGGCGACAAGCCAACGCTGTTACCTGCAGGCAGACCGTCAAAACTAGCAAAATCTGTTACAGCGCCACGTTGTCGATACAGAAAACCCCCATAGGCGATAGTGCCTAGGGTGACGCTGTTACTTGGGCTTGTACCTTTTTGGTCTATGTAGCCGCTTTCTAAACGTCTTTGAAAACAAAAGTCGTTTGCAGCTGCAGCGCATTGAGTAAGAAAAGTTGTATCAAGCGCCGACGCGGTGCCTATGCCGAGCCAGTCCTCAACTTGTCCAGCTGTAACCCACGTACAAGGGATAGTACCCAGCGTTACGGTTCCCGTTGCTGTAGTGCGCGTAACGTCGCTTGCTGTTTTTGCGTACAAAATTTGAAACGGTACGGCTACTTCGTAATTAAAAAGTAAATCGCCGTATTCATCTACGCCAATAAACAAGTATTCGGGTACATCTAAAACGGTATACGTGCCGTTAAAAGTTGCGTCAACGCCTGCGACAACAATAGACGCGCCTACATACACTTCGTTAGGTGTAAGCGTTTCTAAAACTGCGTAGTTGCTTAATAGCGTTTTATGCGCTACTTGGTATACCTGCGTCATGGCGGTAAAGCCGCCTTTCGGTTAGACGAACTTAACGAATTTTGTAGCGTCTGCCATAAACGACGCTGCATAACCACGGTACGCAATAGTGCGGCCCAGGGTGCTAGGTACGTCTACGGAAATGGCGCCCTTTTGCTGTTCGTAAAATTCGAAGCCTGCAGCTGGTCCAGCTGCGTGGCCCATAAATGAACCTGGCGCGTTTTTGTCAACTACCAAAACCAACCCAAGTGGGTTGCCGTTCCAATTTGCAGCCGACAACTGGCCTGGGGCGTTCATAGCGCCAATTTGTGGAAATACTGGGCGGCCTGTGCTGTCAACCAACGAACCCAATGCAGCCCACGTACCAGGTGTTACGACCATGTGCGTAGGTAGGTAGTTGCTTGTGTTTGAAATTTGGCGGGCGCCTTCGTAAATTGCGGCAATCCAGTCTGCAGGGTCCGACGTGTCGGCAACAGCGCTGGTTTGTGTAATTGCTGCATGGCAAGTATCTACGGCGTAGTTGTTTGTTGCTTGACCGTAAGCGATAGCCAACTGGTTTAAAACAATGTTGATACTTGCTGGGTCTGTCCAATCGAGGTCTTGTTCGGACATTGTCACAAATGTACCGAAAGTCAATTTATTGACGTTGTTATTTGCAACCGTGACAGTCGACGGGTCTAGTTGGTTTAGTTGGCCTGTTGGCTGTTGTGTTACTACTGGCCGTACTGTGATTACTGGGCGGCGAAATGTTGCGCCACTTTGTGGCATGGCACGTGCGCCGATAGCCGACACGAAAGGGCGAATTGGGTTAAGCGAATCGAACACGTTGCCCGTTATAATTTCTGGCAAAATACCAGGTGTATCAGCGGTGGCAATGTTTGGCGCTGCAGCTTGAACACGTGCGTTCATTTCTGCAAGTACGCTTCCACCTTGCAACGACGCGGCGATAAATTCGCCTGCTGTTGGCAATTTAAAAGTACGTGGCTGTGCGTAAACAATTGGGGCTACGCTTGCGGCCTCGATAACGGCTGGGGTTTCTGTTGGCTGTGTCATGGTGTCTAACTCCTCGTTAGGTGTTTCGGTTTCTATATTAACTACTTCTTGTTCGTCTTGTGGGATACCCTGCGACGCGGCTACGCGGTCTACTGACGCGCCTGGGAAAGCGCCGTAGGGAACTAGCGATAACTCTTGAAAATCGGCTTTTTCAATAATCATTGTGCCTTTTTCGTCGTAACTAAATCGGGTTGGATTTACCCCAACGCTAACCGCGTCTAAAACTTTGTCTTGGGCTAAAACCAAAATTTCGTTGCCGAGTGTTGTTTCGGAAATTCGGGCTTCGTACATCATGCCGCTTGGTGTATCGACTAAAGCGGTTAAAATTCCTACGGCCTGCATACTGTCATGCCCTACATAAAGTTTAGGCATTTTGCCGCCTGCGTCTAAGCTGCCTGGTAAAAACATAACTTTAGTACCGTCGTTTACTGTTGCCTCGACGTTATACGGAAGCGCAAGGCCAGCCAAGGTACGGCGTGGCATACCGTTTGGGCCTGCTGCGTCTAGCGTTAATTCTTGTTGCACTAATTTAAGCATTTGGCATTACTCCTACTTCTTCAACTTCTGCGGGTGTGTCGTATTCGGATAAATAACTTTCGCTTAGGTAATTTTCAATATCAAATTTTACATAGGTACCACGCGGCAATACGTTATTCATTGACAAGGTTTCGGCTATGCAATCCATAAACAGTTTGGCGCCAAACATATACAAATCCTGGCGCGCCTGGGTGCTGTTTTGGTAACTGTATGAGCCAGTAGCGACGCCCAAAAGATATGGGGGGCAATTTGCGAGCCTGGCGATTTCGAGTGCTTGGTACTCACTAGCCTCTACCAACATTTGTTTACTTGCGTCGCTATTTGTTTCGGTGTAAGTAACAAATTCATTTAAAACAGCTACAGAATTTGTAAGACGTGCCGCCTCGAACGACTGGCCCAATTGCTGTAATTCAGTTTCTGAAAGCGGCTCGCCCGCGACTTGCCGCAAAACGCCAGTTGGCAAAAGGCTTGAACTGTTGCGTAGCCTTGCCTGCTCGAGCTTTAGCGCTGTCAAAATTGCGTTAGGACTTGTGTATAACAAACCTTGAATAGGGCTAATAAATTGCACCACGTCGCGGTGGTCAACTGGTAAACCGCTAAACATAATTTGTTTAGACGGCGCAAAAAATACAGGGCCTGCTTGGTCTTGTGTTAAAACCATGGCGCTAGGCATACGTTGAAACGCCTTAGGGTAGCCGTCGGAACTACGCTCGGTAATGTATAAAAAAGCCCGCTGCGTAAAAAATAAATCGTCAAATAACCATGCAAGCGTTGTGCTATTTGGTAACGACGGGTCAAGTTGCCTAGTCCAGGCGCGCGGTGCAATTTGAATTTGCTCTAGTTCGCGGCTAACAGGGTTCCACATTTCGTTATACATTGACAACGGCGTACAGCCGATAACTGACGCCAGCAAATCGCGCGCCCTAGTAATGGCAGGTACGGCCATAGCGCGTTGGCGGTTATTGCCTTGTGTAAAAGCGTAAAAGTTTTCTAGTTGTGACGCGCCAACATTTGAACCAGTAGCCGCCGCTTTAACCGTTGTACCGATAGCGGCCTTGTTTACCTTGTTGAATAACGCCATGCGTTTAGTCTGCCATATCTGTTAAAAGTTTGGTGGCACTACCCACGGTGAAGCGGTCTATTCTTTTCCCGACGAAAAGGTAAGCCGTCGCGGATAGTGCCAACACGATATTAGCGTGAAACGTTAATTACTAGCGGTTTGCCGACAAGCTGCGGTTTTGACGCTAAAGCGGCAGCCCAAACCATGCAACGCGCCAGGGTGATTGGTCCAGGGCTGCGGGTTGACGATAGGGCTACGCTGCCTTGGTGTTTGATGAGTACGGCGCGCGCGCAATGCTCGACTAACTGATTTTCGCCGTGGTGGTAAATACGGTTTTCTAAAATCATATTTCTAACGGGGCTAGTCCATTTCAATAGTTCGCGATAACCAACAATGGTTTTACGGCGTTCCATATTTGGCGGTAAATGTATTTCTAGGCCTGGCGTTATTGCTAAACGTAATGTTGAGCTTGACGCTATTTCGGCTTCAACTAGGCGCCACATTTCGGCAAGTGTGCCCGCAACAAACGCAACAGTAACAGCCGTTTTTAGCCCTACTTGAACGGCCCGTACGCCAACATATAGCGCGCCGTCTTGGTCTACCTCGATAGCAAGTATCCCGCCAGTCGGTATCGGGTCATCACTTTTCAGGGCTTCAAATACGCCAGGTTCCAGCCAGCCGTTTTGGGTTGCTGTCCACGTGTTAACCGACGCGCGTAAAAAGGCGTTTCGGTTTGGGGCTTCGCTTTCTGCCTCGATAACTTCCATTTCTAAGGTATGCCCTAGCGCTGGGTTAGCGTACGCCCAGGCTTCGGGGGTCATTAAGTCCATTGACGGCGGCGGGCTAAATTCGGCAAAATATAGTTTGGTTTGTTCGCCGCTGTCTATTGCGCGTAGACCCTGTTCACGCCAACGCAACATGGCTTTCGAGTCTTGAGTACCGCTTGTGGACATCATCACAAATAAAGGATTTTTGCGCGCACGTTGCGTAGGCAGCAAACCCTCATCTATGGCAGCTTCCGAAATATCCCAAACCTCGTCGGCTACCACTAAGTCGACGCTGTAACCGTGTCCAGCTGCAGGCGTGGCCGCACGTGGAAACCATACGCTGTTATCGGGCATTGTTAGCACCATGCGCCCATAGGACCATGAAACGTGGGCGCCAAACTTGGTTTCGAGTATCGGCGCCAGGTATGTAAACAACGCGGTAGCCAAATCCAGTTTGTGGGCAACAGTAATAACCGTTTGCGCCTGGCCGCGCGCTTTACCTTGCGTAGTTAACCACCAACCGACAAGCGACGCAATCGCAACCGTTTTACCGTTCTGTCGCGCAACAGACACAAGGCCAACACGGTGTAAGTAATCGCCGTTGTTATCCATAGACGTTAAACCGTGCAATATATTTTTTTGCCAAGGCATTAGGTCCACGCCTAGTACCTCTTTCGCAAAATCCCCAATTTCGTTTACAGCCGATTTTTGACCGCTTGCAGTGGTCGTCACCAATCGCGGCATATCGTGGTTAGTTCGCGCCAGTTCTGCCAAATCCTTATGGAATATAGGGATAATATCT